GAGCTTGGCAAGCTGGAGACAATGACTTTGACAGATCGGTGGGCTCTTAACAGTGCCACGAATGCTATTCAAGTTTTGAAGCTGGTGTCTGGTTTGCAGGATGCTCCAAGTGTGGGGGCTTTGTGATGCTTTCCCTTCTGATTTACCCCACTGCAAAGCTGCTTATCGTGCTTCTTGCTGGCTTCCTTGCATGCAAGTCTCTCAAACGTTTTTTTGAATCACAAGGCTTTTAATCATGGCTCAAATGTCCGTGGGTTGGAACAATTTAAATGTTGCCAATGCCTCATGTTCTGAGGTCACCAGTAAGCTGTTGGCCGCCATTAATAACCCGGCCTACAGCGCTGGGGGTTGTACCTCTGATCCTGTGGTCGTGGGCGGCACCGTCCGGGTGGTTTACACCTCTACTGGACAAGTGGTAAATGAGGCGGTTCAAAGCATGGATGCTTCCTTAGTTGGAACAACTGCTGCCCCTGCTGCCACGACCACCACCACCACCACGACCACCACGGCCGCTGGCACGGCTGTGACCACTGCCGCCACCACCACAACTATTGTGGTGGATGTTCCCCCACTGCAAATTGACGCCGCCGGTGGCGCTCAAATCGGCGCTGCCATTTTGGGCGTTTGGGCCTTCGCTTTCGCTTTCCGCACCCTGATTCGCATGCTGCGCGATTCAGATATTTCAACCCTTGACCATGAGACCACCAAGTGAAACGGCTTTATCTATTCCCCTTGTTTTTCACTGCTTCAAGCTCTTTTGCTGCTGCTGCAAGTATTGATATCGCCATGGATTTCTTCGCGGGGATTTTCATGGCTTTGACCTTTGTAATTCTTGCCGGTTTAGCTATTGACGCCTTGTCCTTTTCGTATAGGTCTATCCGCTATCTGCTTACAGGCCGCCCTATCTCTTCCATGAGTGATGACGAATGAGAGCTTCCTCTAAGCCTTCTCATGAGGGCTTAGGGGGTCGCTTTTGGCCCGTTCTTTTAAGGAATTTAAATCATGAAAAAACTTTTCGCCGTTGTTGCTTCTACCGCTGCTGTTGCTTCTCAAGCCGCTGGCATTGACGTCACCACCACCGTCACAACCATCACTGACCAACTGGCCCCCATTGCCTTGATTGGCGCTGCCGTGCTTGGGGTTACTGTTGCCATCAAGGCTTATCACTGGATCCGCAAAGCATTGGCATAAATGCCTTTTTGAAGATGCTTTGAGGACGCTCAAGGCATTTTTGGAAAGGGGATTTACCAATCATGGGTTTCTTTGTTGTTCTGGCAATTGTGGGGGCCGCATGGCTTATTTTCAGCGCCTAATCTTTGCTGCACTGGTTGCTCTTGTGATGTGGGTGCCTTGCTCTAGCTACGCCTCATTTGCTGCTACCTCTGATCAGGTTTTCACATATACCCGCATCAGTCCTGCGATTACTTCTGCAACTTGCGCCGGTATAGGCGGTTCTGGTTATGACGTATCTAACGGCGGCACGACAACTATTACAAGCGCATCTCTAAATTCTGCCGGCACTTGTGACGTGAGGTATACCAGTAGTTTGGGCTGGCTTTATGGTGGCAGCGACATTGCCGTTGTTTCTAATAAATTGTCCTGCCCTTCTGGCTCCACACTCACTGGTTCATCCTGCACCTGTTCTACTGGCTTTGTTGAGAGTGGCTCGTCCTGTGTGAATTCTGGTGCAGCTGCTGATGCAAACACGTTAGCTGCGCTTCAACAGGCAGGATGCACTTCCCTTGGTTCATCTGCACCTAATTTGAACGTTTGTATAGGGGGTCGAAGTTTCCACGGTGGGTTTAGTGCGGCGGGTGCGCCCGGTTTTTCTTCTTACACATGTGGCCCTTGGTCTGCTGCTGGTACTTCTTGCACTGCGTCACCAGTTACACCCGGCATTTTTGGAAATTCTGTTGATGGGGGGGCTTGTCCAAAGGGTCAATCACAAGGCACTGTGAATGGCCTTGTTGTCTGCGCCCCTGTATCTTCTACTAACGTGATTTCCAGTGGTAAGTCTGGTTCTATTACTCCTGCTTCTTCGCCCGCTCCGGCTACTGCTAATCCAACTTCAGGTACAGATTCTCCTAAGCTGACCAATGATGCCCCTGCCAGCGCCACAAATTACAACGATCAAACCACTTGCAACAATGGCACTTGCACCACTACTCGTACGTTCACGGATGCCACTGGACAACCTGCTGGTACTAAGTTCACCACCGACACACAAGCCAGTTTCTGTGCCCAAAACCCCGGCTTGTCCATTTGCACACAATCTAGTTTCTCAGCTGCGCCGTGTGGCTCCCCGCCTACATGTTCTGGTGATGCTGTCCAGTGCGCCACGGCACGGTACGTTTTTGAGACAACCTGTGCCCTTCAAAAGCCGGACTCCTCCCCTGAAATTGATGCTTTTGAGGCTGCAAAGTTGACTTCTGGTGGTGACCAGACTGCGAAGGCTGAGGGTAATTTGGCTTTTAATTTCAGCGCTAATTCGTTCGATCAAACTGAGCTACTAGGTTCTGCCTCTGGCATTTCCGATCTCACGGTTTCCATCATGGGCCGGCCTCTGGTTCTCAATTTCTCGCTGCTCAATGTTTGGCTTGCCCGCTTGGGGCTCCTCCTGCAAGCCATTACCTTTCTACTCTGCGCCCGAATTGTCATAAGGGGTTAATTTATGAAATGGCTAGGTTCAATCGTCGCTGGTGCTTTCCTAGAGATTATTGGCACTCTCATTGGTAAGGCGCTTACTGCACTCGGGATCGGCGTTGCAACTTACACCGGGTTTTCTGCCACTTTGACGTGGTTAAAAACGAGCGCTGTAACTTCTCTTATGGCGCTTCCTCCTGACGTTGTTTCCATGCTTTCACTCATGAGGGTGGGTAGCTGCATCAGCATGGTGTCCTCTGCCTTGATCGTGCGCCTCACATTTCAGGGAATGCAGTCCGATACTGTCAAGCGCTGGATTAAAAAATGATCTACCTTCGCACGGGTGCGAACGGCACCGGCAAAACCCTGCTCACCCTTCGTGATGTTCGTGAAAAGTCCATCAAAGAAAACCGGCCCGTTTATCACAATGGCCGTTTCGAGATTAAGCCCGGTGGTCCTCTCGAAGGCTGGCAAAAAATAGAATTTAAGGATTGGCAGTCCGTCCCTGACGGGGCAATTTTCATCATTGATGAATGTCATAACGAGTTACCCGTTCGCCCGTCCTCTGCGCCCGTCCCTGAGCCCGTCAAGATGCTGGCTGAGCATAGGCGGCGCGGCTTTGATTTCTACCTGATCACCCAACACCCTATGAACTTAGACCCGTTCGTGCGGCGTCTGATTGGTGCTCCCGGTTGGCATCAGCATCTAAAGCGCGTCAGTGGTGCGCCTTTGGTGTCTGTACTTGAGTGGGCCGGGGTTAACGATCAGCCTCAGCGTAACGGGTCGGGCGCTTCGGCTGCGGTCAAGATGGTGCCTTACCCTAAAGAAGTCTATGACTGGTACATCAGCACCTCGCTGGATACTGCCAAGGTCAAGATTCCGTTTCAGGTCAAGGTCTTTGTAGCGTGTTTGATCTTGGTTCCTGCCTTGATTTATTACGGCTGGCAGTCCTTCAAAAGTGCGCAACCCAAGTCATTAACCCCGGTCAATTCAACCTCCCCGGCTGGCTCTGGTTCACCCGGTCAGATTCAGGCAAACCCTGATAAAAAAGTGGTTCTGACCTCTGGCGAATACGCTGCCAGTTATCAGCCTCGCCTTGAGGGGCTTGCATACACCGCGCCACGCTATGACGAGTCCACAAAGCCAGTCACTGCCCCTTACCCTGCGGCTTGCGTTGCCATGGCTAACCGCTGTGACTGCTACACCCAGCAGGCCACAAAGCTACAAGTCCCTGCCAGTCTCTGCCGTGAGATAGTCAAGGGCGGGTTCTTCGTTGATTGGCAACAAGCGGTGATAGACGCATACAAGGGCCGCCCTGTCCAGGCAGATGCCGCCCCTCCTTCTGCATACAGGCCAGCCGAGCCTGATTTCAGTACTCGCCCCTCTCGTTTGCCCTCTTTTTCCTCTGAGGTTGTGGCTACGGCTGAATCGCCA